CCATTGCGGCTCAAAGTTTTGACCCATTTGGACGCGGCTACTATGACCGCCAATACTATGCCCGTATTACCTTGGAAAGTCAGCCCAATCGAAGCATACAACAGGACACCATAGACTGGTGGGCCACGCAACCTGAAGCCCAGGCAGAAGCATTCATGGAAGAAGGTCGTGTTGATCTGGATGTGGCCCTAGACAGTCTATACAAATTGGCCTGGCAACACAACTTTATCTGGGCCAATGGTCCTACCTATGACATGAACATTCTTGAGCATGCCTACAAGAGCTATGGCAAGAGTCTGCCCTGGCAGTACTACAAGGTACGCGATGCCAGAACCATCTACAGCCTGTGGCCAGAACTGCCCAAGCCTCCAACCAGTCATCATGCTCTTGAGGACTGCCGCCGCCAGATTGACATGTTGCAAGACACCTTCCGGCACCTAAATGTAAAGGAAATCAGATGATCATAGGTATATGTGGCCTAATTGGTGCTGGAAAAGATACCATAGCTGACTATCTGGTCAACGTACACGGATTCAGGCGCGAAAGTTTCGCCGGAACCCTCAAAGATGCAGTGGCCGCTGTGTTTGGATGGGACAGAGATTTACTAGAAGGTCGAACCACACACAGCAGAGCCTGGCGCGAGCAGGTAGATCCCTGGTGGAGTGAACGCTTGGGCCTGCCCAACCTGACACCGCGCTGGGTGCTACAGCACTGGGGTACTGAAGTGGTACGACGTGCTTTCCATGATGATACCTGGATTGCAGCCTTGGAAAATCGTCTGCGTACAGCCCAGGATCATGTGGTAATTTCAGACTGTAGATTCCCCAACGAAATACAGGCCATAAGAAATGCCGGTGGCACTGTTATTAGAGTGGTGCGTGGACCCGAACCCGCCTGGTATTATGTAGCTCAAATGGCCAACAGCGGATTGAGTATTTTCCAAGACGAACTACAAGCAGCCGGAGTGCATGCCAGCGAAACTGCCTGGATCGGTACAGCCTTTGATGCAGTGCTTGAAAACAACGAATCCATGGATCACTTGTACGCCCAGGTCAACGATCTGGTTCGAGATCTCCAGCCCGCCACGGCAGATCAGAACGACGTACTTCTTCAACACAGTTCAAGCAGATAGTTTTAAGATTCCTAGGATTGTTGTTGTTGAGATTTGAATCAGTGTGATACACCATCAGTTGCGCTGAATATCTAGCCCTGAACCCACAGCGTTCGCAGGTGGGTTTTTTCTTATAGCCGCCAGTTTGCCATCTGGGTTCAGGTGGTTTAATGCGCCGATTCTTGGCTGTGCATATACCACAACGACTACGATAGTACGTGATACTATCCTTGTAATAATTTATAGCACACAGTCGTTGATTGCAAGCTGGACATATGGGACGATTCATTCTGTATTTAAGACAAAACCTTTTATAAAGGCCATGAATACCACGTTCTTTTTGACTTTACCGATAAATATCTGTACTAATAAAAAAGGATTTTGATATGGCCTTATTATCACCTGGTGTACAAGTCAACGTAATTGATCAAAGCAATTATATCCCTGCTTCAACCAATTCAGTTCCGTTCATATTGTTGGCAACTGCTTCCAACAAAGTTTCTGGCGCAGGCGCCGGAGTGGCCGTAGGTACACTGTCGGCAAACGCAAACAAGACATACTTGATGACAAGTCAACGAGACTTGTTGAACACATTTGGTGTGCCATTCTTCTACAACACCACAGCTGGTACACCAATCAACGGCTACGAGCTCAACGAATACGGCTTATTGGCCGCTTACAGTGCCTTGGGCATTACTAATCAGTGCTTTATACAGCGAGTCGATATTGACTTGGCTGCTCTTACAGCTAGCCTGACACGCCCAACAGGAACACCACCCAATGGCACATACTGGTTGGACACCACAGATTCCACCTGGGGTATTTTTGAATGGAATCTGACCACAGGTGCATTCACCAACAAGATCCCTACAGTGATCACCAACTCTAGTGAACTGGAGTCAGGATCCACAGTACCATCACAAAGCGTGGGCAGCATTGGCAACTATGCCGTGACAGCCACCAATATCTACAATCCTGAATACTACAAACGTGGCGGGCCTACTTCTAGTCAGACTTCCAGTGCTTATTTGAGCGATCTGTACAACACCTGGGTCCTGTTAGGCAGTAACGAATGGTGCACAGCATGGCCATCAATCGATGGTACTTTGGCTCCCACAGCGGTCACAGGCAACATAGTGATCAATAATGCCAATACTATCACAGTGGTAGCCAATTCAACACCCACAACCGTCAGCAATTCTATAAATTCTGCGTCAATTCCAGGCGTGTATTCTTCAGTTGAAGGTGGCGCTCTATACATCTACGCTGACAACGATTCAGTTGGTCCTACATTTACTGGTGCGACCGGCAGTGCCAATGTATCCACCGGTATTGCTACCTTGACATTCAGCAACAGCGGTAATGCTGCCATTCCAACACCGTTCCCAGTGGGTTCAGGTATCACAATTACCGGTGCCAACGTGTCCGGCTACAATGGCACGTTTGATGTTGTTGCATCCACCAACACATCAGTCAGCTTTGCTACCACAGCCACTGGTTCAGTCAGCGGCGCCACAATCACCTGGCCCGGATCAGTCAGTATCGCTCAGCTCGACGGAACTTCATTGACTGCCTTGGGCATCACGCAAGGTGTATATGCTGTTCCTGCTTATCAAAGCAGTCCTAGTTACCAAAATCCTCGTTGGAATAGCTCATCCACTATTCCACAACCAACTGGCTCTATCTGGCAAAAGACCAACAATGTCAATGCAGGTACCAATTTGGTAGTGAGCAAGTACAGCACAACCTTGGGCACATTTGTTCCACAGAACTGCCCGGTATATGCATCTGATGCTGATGCCTTGTATGCCTTAGATCCAGCAGGTGGCGGTACCAACATCACAGCCGGAGCTACCTATGCACAGGTTGACCCTTACAATAGTCTCACAGGCGGTTTCCAACTGTTCAGTCGTTACACCACTGGTCCAACCATAGTCACAGGCTATACTAACTCGCCGGGTCCATTTGTGGGCTTGACACAGTTCAGCATTGGTGCCACTCAAGCCGGTACCAGTGCTATCACTGAAGCCACAGCTACAATATATCCTAGCAACAATTTGTCAATAACAGCTACCTCTGGTTCTGGTGCAGTGGCAACCTTGAGCTTCACTGCTCAAAGTGCTCCACCATTCGCAGTGGGTTCAACCATTGTGGTCACAGGAGTTACACCCAGTGGTTACAACGGTACACATGTAGTAACAGCCTGCAGCAACACCACAGTGCAGTTTACCAGTACAGCCACCGGAAGTTTGAGTGTTGCTGGTACCATTTATGGAGAAGGCACTGTGGCAGACTTTGTAAGCGCAGTCAGCTCGGCAGGTATTCCTTATGTTAGCGCCACTGTAAACAGCACCGGCGCTGTAGTGTTTACACACAGCCAAGGTGGAGACATATATCTCACCGACGTTTCTGGATCTCCAGTTGAATTGGCCGGATTCACCACAGGTGAGAACATAGTGGGCTTGACAGCACAGTATGTGACCACAGATACCTATGTGCTCAGCAACTGGGTGTCAACACCAACATTCAGCTACACAGCTAACAGCACAGCTCCTGATCAGAATCCTGTTTCTGGAACCTACTGGTATTACAGTGCTACTGATCAAGTTGACATCATGGTCCTGAACGATGGGCAATGGCAAGGTTATCAAAACGTGACCAACGATGCACGTGGCTTTAACCTTAGCTTGACCAATGCTAACGGACCACAGATCAGTCCTACTGCACCAACAACACAAAACAACACAGCCAAATCACCACTGCAACTAGGTGATCTCTGGATTGATACCAGTGATCTTGAACTGTATCCAGTGATCAATCGTTGGCAAAATGTCAACGGTGTAGATCAATGGGTGACCTTGACCAACAGTGATCAAACCACAGAAAATGGCGTCCTATTTGCTGATGCACGTTGGGCTACGAATGGTACGACCGATCCGGTAAGCGATCCTTTCCCAACCATCACTAGCCTGTTGACCAGCAACTATTTGGATCCAGATGCACCAACACCTGATCTATATCCAAATGGTATCCTGTTGTGGAATACACGCCGCAGTGGATTCAATGTCAAACAGTTTGAATTGAACTACTTCAACACTACCGCTTATCCAAGCGACTACTGGAGCGCCTACACTGCCTATCAGGTTGGTAATCGTGTGACCTATGGTAACATTGTATATGTGTGCGAAGTGGCCAATACCAATCAGGTACCTAGCACCAGCTCTGCCTACTGGAGTGAAATCACAGTTACCAATACTTGGAAAACAGCCAGTGGCAACAGAGCCAATGGTAGCCCATACATGGGTCGTCAGGCTCAGCGTGCTATCATTGTCAAGGCCTTGCAGGCCGGTGTTGAAACCAACACTACCATACGTGAAGAGCAAACTCAGTTCAATTTGATAGCCTGTCCACAGTATCCAGAGTTGGTACCACAGTTGGCACAGCTCAATGCAGATCGTGGTGAAACAGCGTTTGTGATCGCTGATACACCATTGCGCTTGAGTCCAGCTGACATAGCTACCTGGGCCACCAACAACAGTGGTGAAGGACTAGTCACTGCCGACGGAAATCTGGATGTAGGAGATCCCTATGCAGGTGCGTTCTATCCTTCATGTCAAACCACCGATCTAAGTGGCAATATCGTGGTACAACCACCAAGCCACATGATGATCCGTACGATCATACGCAGTGACGAAGTAGGTTATCCATGGTTGGCTCCTGCCGGTACACGTCGCGGTGTTATTGACAACGCCACGCAGATTGGCTACATCGATGCGGCTACAGGCAGCTTTATCACCACAGGTATCAATCAAGGCATCCGTGATGTATTGTATCAAAATGATATCAATCCAATCACATTTATTCCTGGCGTAGGTATCACCAATTTTGGTAATCATACCTTGGAAAACAACAACACTGCTTTGAATCGTATCAACGTGTCACGCTTGGTAGCATTCTTACGCAATCGACTGAATCAGATTGGTAAACAGTACCTGTTTGAACCCAACGATCAGATCACACGTCAGCAGATCACCAATTCTATCACCAGTTTGATGGTGGATTTGGTAGCAAAACGTGGTATCTACGACTACTTGGTAGTTTGCGATTTGACCAACAATACACCTGCTCGAATTGACAACAACGAGTTATGGGTTGATATTGCTATCGAACCAGTCAAGGCAGTTGAGTTCATCTACATACCATTGCGTATACAGAACACAGGAACTATTGCGGCTCAGACAACAGCCTAATGCGCTGGGGCTTTTTGCCCCAGACATTGGCCATAAATAACAGTATACCAGGAGAACAAACGAAATGCCTACATCATCGCTAACAAAAATGACCGTGCCTTTGGCCAGCGATCAAAGCAGCCCAAGTCAGGGCCTGCTAATGCCCAAGCTGAAGTATCGCTTCAGAGTCACATTCCAGAATTTTGGTGTAAGCAATCCGGTAACAGAACTGACCAAACAGGTCGTAGATTTTACACGTCCTAATGTCACATTTGAACCTATTGATATTCCCGTCTACAACAGCACAATCAAATTGGCCGGCAAGTATGCCTGGCAAGATATCACCTGCAACATACGTGATGATGCAGGCGGCAATGTTTCTAAACTGGTTGGCGAACAATTACAGAAGCAGTTAGACTTTGCAGAAATGAGTTCAGCAGCATCTGGTATCGACTACAAGTTCACTACCGAATTTGAAGTGTTGGATGGTGGCAATGGTGCAAATACTCCAGTGGCCCTGGAAACCTGGTATCTGTATGGTTGCTATCTGTCAGCAGTCAACTACGGCGAAGCCAACTATGGTACCAACGAGCCAATGCAGATTGAAATGACCATACGCTTTGACAATGCCTTACAAACTCCAGCTGGAGCAGGTGTTGGTGCTGTTGTTGGTAGAACTCTAGGCGATATTGCGACCGGCCTAGGTACCTAATACCATGTCCACCTTACCAAGTTTTGGCGAGGACCTGCTGCAGGGCTTTTTTAGTGGCCCTGGCCTAAAAGATTACAGTCACGCTTCTAAGACCTTTAGAAGCGACAACTACAATCTCAGTCCTCGTACCAAGTATCTATTCCATGTTTACTTCAACCTAAACTTCAACAATCCGGCGGTACAAAATGCCTTTGGCAGTAATGGTCAAGTGACCAGCATTGGTCTCATGGTCAAGACCATAGATCTACCCAAGTACACCATTGATGTTGATACCATGAATCAGTACAATCGAAAACGATTGATACAGACCAAGATCAATTACGATCCGGTCAATGTGACATTCCACGATGATCAAAGTGACCTGGTACGCTACATGTGGTATCAATACTACAGCTACTACTACAGCGATCCTACACAAAAATACAACAGTGTTCCAAATCAAAGTGGCACACTGGGCAAAAGCGCCACTCTGGCCAATGGCTTTAACTACAATACCAGCGACATTTACAATGCTGTGCGTCAGGGCCAGGACTGGGGTTTCATCGGCGAAGGCTATAACAACACCAGCATAGGCAGTGCCACCGGCGACAACGGTGGCAAACCTCCGTTCTTCAACGATATTACCATATACGGCTTGGCGGCTAAAAAGTATGCGGCCTACACCTTGATCAATCCTATCATTACCAACTGGAACCATGATACCTACAGCTATGCTGAAGGTGGTGCCACCATGCAGAATCAAATGACCATACGCTACGAAACAGTCAAGTACTACAGTGGCGCAGTGGGTGGTTCGACGCCCAGCGCGGCAGTTCCTGGCTTTGCTGACCCTGCACACTATGACACAGTCAAAAGTGCTCTGGCACGTCCAGGCAGCACCGCTACAGTATTTGGTCAGGGTGGTCTCGTGGATGCCATCACAGGAACCACCCAGGATCTACAGGCTCTGGCATCTGGACAGGGTGGATTACAAAATGTGCTAGGCGCAGTGCAGACCGCTGGTACTGCCTACAATACATTTAAAAATTACAATTTTGGTCAAGGCCTCCCATATGAAGCCCAAACGGCTGCCATTGGCGTGCTACAGGGCGGCGCTCCCGGATCCATTCCTCAGGCCATTGCGGCCACCGGCGGACAGTTTATACCAAGACCCACGGTGACCAATGGTCCCTACACCACTTCATCCGCAGGTGTAGCCGGTAGCCCGTTGCCTACCTTTGGTAGCCAGTTAGGACTATAACCGTGTCTAGTGTAAATTATCGCAATCTCAAAACTGATCTCACTGTACAGATATTTGATCAGTTCTATGGCTACGCTACTGAAGTTCCGGTAGACGAGTATGATGCCATCAACAGCTATTTTGAATCCGTGTTTGGCACCGCCGAAGCGGCAGGTAATTTCACAGTATCGGTTTTTCGAATTGCCGAACTGAGTGGTACCTCACCCTTGACCATATTGAGCTCATTGCAAGGACAGTCTGGCCCACAACTGACTGCTACTCTGGCCTATTACCTCAACGGTTTGAGAAGTGCCAGTACC